TAATTTGTGAAAATAAAGATCTTCGCAAAATTAAAATTGGTTTAGCAGTTATATAGATAATGAAACTAAATTTAATTATCTAAATGGCTGGCAAATTAGCGACACAAATTGAAGCGATAGAAAAGGCAGAACAGCTTTTACACTATAAAAAACTGAGGACGCTCGAAAAGGCGTTAAAGTCAGACCATCCAGACGACATGATAAAGGCGGCTAATTCTTTAGCTTCCATTCAACCGAAGCAACCTGATGATTCAAAGTCATTTTTTGTAGACCCGCTCGAGTTTCAAAGTTCGTTAGGATTTAAAGACAAGCCATTTTCTCTTTCCTATACTACGTTAAGGCGGATGTCAAAAGCTCCGATCATTAATGCTATAATAAAAACTCGCAAGAACCAAATAGCCGACTTCGCAGAACCTCAATCTGATAAGTACTCAACAGGATTTGTAATCCGGAAGAAGCCTAAATTTGGCGTCAATTCTAAAATGGACGATAAAGACAAAAGGATTGCTAATGCAATAACCGACTTTATCTTAAATTGCGGGGAAGTTAATTCGTGGGAACATGATGACTTTGATACGTTCATACGCAAATCGGTTGACGACTCATTAGTGTATGATCAAATGACATTTGAATGTATCCGCAACCGAAGGGGGAAGTTAACTCAATTTATGGCTACGGATGCTTCTTCTTTCAGAATGGCAGAGTCTTATTTTGACAATAACTCCACAAACGTGTTCTTCAAAAGGAACACTGCTTTTACAAATCAAGACCGCATGCTAGGGCAGATGGTAAAGGGCTATAAACCGTCATACGTACAAATATATCAAAACGCGGTAGTAAGCGAATTTCTGCCTTGGGAAATGTGTTTCGGAGTACGTAATCCTTCGTCTAGTATCTACGCAAACGGGTATGGTACTTCAGAGCTTGAAGAACTGATAAATGTAGTCACTTCCATGTTGTGGGGAGATGAGTATAATCGTAGGTTCTTTTCACAAGGTTCAGCTCCAAAGGGGCTGCTGCGTGTAAAGGGGAACGTGAACGAAGCGTCTCTTCAACAGTTCAAACAACAATGGCAATCTATGATTACTGGCGTTATGCAAAGCTGGAAGACTCCCGTTGTAGAAGGCGACATAGACTGGATTGACTTACAAAAGAACAATCGGGATATGGAATATACAGCTTGGATTGAATACTTAATAAAACTTGCTTGCGCCATTTATTCTATTGACCCAACTGAAATAGGGTGGGACATATCAAAATCAGGCGGCGGAGGAATGTTTGAAGGAAGTCAAGCTGAACGTCTCAAAAATTCTAAAGATAAGGGGTTATATCCGCTGTTGAAATTTCTTCAACGCAAAATAAACAAATACATTGTAGAGCAAATCAATCCAGAATTTGAGTTCCAATTCGTAGGGTTAAACGGGATGACAATTTCAGAAGAGGTTGATTTGGACGTGAAGAAGCTTGGTAGTTTCATGAAGATTAATGAAATCCGTGAGAAATGGGAACTTGAACCAATTGGCGAAGAAGGTGAAATAATCGAAAACGCAGTTTATATTTCAGCTAAGACACAAGCTGCTCAAGCTACGCAGCAAGCAAATATGAATGGAGATGGCGAAGATACTTATAATCCATTTGAAGAGGCGGTATCAGACGAAGATACTTCAGATAGTGAATATGACAACGACGAAGATTCAGAAAAAGCAGAAGACAATTCATTCATAAAAGCATTTGACAATTTTTTAAAACAAGAAGAAGATGGAAGTACAAAAAACTAACGCACCGATAGTACAACTTTTGAGCGAAACCATGCCGGAACCTATCGTAGATGTTCAAGACGGCGTTACTTATAAGGGATACGCACCCATGGGTACAGACCCATCTCAAGCAGGTTGGAGGATATCAAAAACTACTGTTACTGGAACTGTGACAATCGTTGAATATGCTCAATCTACAATGGATTTTGTTTCGGTTTGGAATGACAGAGCCGATTATATTTATACTCGCTAAAAATAAAAATTATGGCTGATACTTCAGGCTTGTATATAGGGCTTACTGCTCCCGAAGATACTACATTAATTTGGTTTGACACAACTCCATCTCAGAAATGTCATAAAGTTTATGATTTTTTTCTTTTGAATTGGATTGTTTTGAAGCAAGAAATTATATCTGTTATACAGTACAGCGAGTTAGTTAATCTTGCTTCGGGCGATGGGCTATCTTTGGGGGCACATTATAGGATAACAGATAAATTGAATGCGATAGCGGTTGCAATTACAACCACTAAGGTACAATATACCGATGCATTGGGTAATATTGTCATTGATGATTTAGGAGAAAATATACAATATCATGTAACCTCATCTAATTTATTGATTGATAATTTGGCGGGTGTATTTGATTTAACGAATAAAAAATTAGTGTTTACGTTTTCAGACAACGACTTTGATTACAACGACGGATACTTATTCGGTAAATCTAAGATAGCGGGAGCGTTCGCGCTGGCCAAATACAAACTATCAAAGTTCATATCTATCGTAGAAGGAAATTCATTATCTTGGAATAATGGGTTGTACATGAATTTCAAATCTGTTTTGGACTCTTGGAAAGACAAAACGGGCGGGGTTGTATCGCAAGAAACGTATGTTGAAGATATGTCTCTTGTATCAAGGAACATTGACGCCATAGGTTCTTCCTACCAAGGCATACTTGACGCAACTAGAGAAGCGATAACTAATGCTGCATCTCCCACTAATATATTTTCCAAATCCTCACCCGCTCTTACCTTAACAGGTGAAGCGTTGGACGTAGCGGTAAATGATTCGTTATTAACAATAATATCTAAAATACAACGTTGGATAAACAAATTTAAGGTAGCAACTGGAATTGTTGTTTCGGATAATTTTTCCCCTTCTGTCGCGGCGTCTCCAATTAATAACAACGACACTGTAAATTCAGCTTTACAAAAAACACAATCACAGATAAATTACATCAGCGGGGTAATCAAAAACAAGTTGATTACTTATTTTGTTTTATTGGGAGATTCAGTACCAACTTCAAACAATTGGCTTCCTCAGGGGATGAAGGTTGGAGATTCAGTCGAAATATATGGTGTATCTAACTCTAGCAACGAAAGGGTTACTAAAGATGTAATGAGCATTTGGGATTCTCCCGCTAGTTGTTTATCTGGAGCGAATCCAATTATTCAAGTAATTTTCAAGGTTAACTACGCTCCACGAATTGTGAGAATAAAGAAAATTTCTGAATACGCTTTATCTTGCGAATTTCTACTTTCAGGAGCAAACACAATTTACAGAACAATAAAACATATTGGAGTAGGAGTTGTTAAGTTAAATGCGATAGCATCAACTTTGTCAGTAGATAGTTTCCCCGAAAGCAATGACGGAAGCAAGGCGATTTGTGAAATAGATATGTTCTCCGTTCAAGGGATTGGCAAAATAGTTCAAGGGGTTACGGTTAATGATTATGAAATAAAGCTTCTTGCGTCTAGACCAGTTACAAGCAGTCTATTCATAAACTTTACTTGCTTATACAATAAACAATCGGACACAAGTTCAGCCGTTATATCAACCCCAGTCGATATTATTATATCGATACTCGCGGGGGAAAGTGAATCGGCAGGGTACACTTTATCAAACGCTGTTTCTCAACCAAGCAATTTAAGCTTGAATACAGTTACCCCAAACCAAGATATTAATTTTAATTATACTTTAATTAGCTAGATGTGATGGAGTTGAATGCGTTTCAAAAAGTCGTTTTGACGATAGAAGATTTAGTGATGAAATTACGATTGATATTCAGCACCGTATCAGGGTGGGGAATGATGTTTATGATGTTCGTTGCGGCAACTTTTGGGGTTAAAGCTCAATTATTCCATTGGGTATTAATAGCTCTTTTTGTAGATTTGTTTTTCGGGTGTTGGTCATCATTGAAGTCGCACAAATTTAAGATTAGCATCGCTCTATATTCAACGGCTGTAAAGCTAGTGATGTACTTTGTTTTATTTTTCATGCCATTAGTGCTTGAAAAGATTTTAATAAATAACGACATAAGTATGGGGACTGTTTTAGTTACGGCTCTATTGTGCGCCGCCGAGTTCTTTTCAGTTTGCGCTCATATGTTAATAATTAAACCTGACTTGCCCGCTGTTAAAATGCTTAAAAAATTGTTAGCAGGAGAAATTGCTCATAAGTTAGGTATTCAAGAAGAAGATGTTGAACATTATTTTAAACAAGAATAAAAATGACAACAAAAAACAAATTTTTGACCGCAGGTATTGCTATTGTAGTTTTATTTTTCGCAGGGTTGTTTACAGGGCGTTTAACAGTGAAAACTGAAATAAACACTAAAACGGTAACGGTAACTGAGAAAGTTCCGTACGAGGTTGTTAAAACATTGGATAACCCAGTTCCTTATGCTGTTCATGATACCATACCTTACGCAGTAGCTGGCGAAACAATTGTTCAGAAGGTTGACACTGCCGCATTGTTGGCAGATTATTACAAGGTAAAAGATTACCCACTGGATTATTCAACCGACAGTTTAGGAGAGTACAAGGTTAATGTAAAAGTAGCAATGAACAAAATAATAAATGCCACTGCTAAAATAAGACCTGTCGTTAAATATATAACAACAACGAACACTGTATTGAAGGTTCCGGCAATACAGTTTTATGCAATGGTCGGTTCGTCGATAGAAATGAATTTGAATCAAGCTCAAGTCGGGGTAGATTTAGGTCAAAAATATATGGTCGGAGCTTCAGCAATACGTTATGTTGGAGCTTCAGGTCCTAAAGTCGGGTACACAATTAATGTTGGTATAAAATTTTAATACGATAAAATCATGGGATTCAATTTAGCAGCCGACAAAAGGCAAAACATACTGAAAGGATTCGGCAACGAAGATATTGAAAAATCAAAATCCGGAGTCTACGCCGATACCCCCGAAAACAGAAAGTTGCAACGCGTTGGACAAAAGTACGGATCCGAAAAGAAAGGCGACGAACCTTCTGAAAAGAAAGACCGGAAACCTGAGTTGGATGAAAATGGCAAAAAGAAACCTATCGCCAAAACATTGGAAGAACATGCTTCAACCACCGATACTGAAACTCTTAAAAAAGTATTAGCAGCTGAAGGTACGAAGGAAGAGTTAGTTTCAGCCGCTAAGAAAGAGCTAGATAAACGCGGCGTGAATGTTGATAAAAAATCTTCTGAGGGAATGACTAAAGAAGAACACGCTGCAAATGTAAAGACGTTGAATGAAGTAATCGAAAAGCTTTCGAACGTCAATTCTGAAGAAGCTAACAAAATGATGAATGAAGCGATAGCTCAAAGGAATGCTCAAGAAAAAGCAATGTTAGAAATGGACGACGAAAAGGTTGACAAAGAAAAAAAGAATTTCGATAAAAAAGAAAAAACCAGAAAAGAGTAATGGCAAAGAAAGATTCACATTTTATACCGTCCCCCTTTAAAGTAGTGACTGAATATGAAAACAAGTTCATATCAGAATACAATGCTAACTTATCAGGGGCGGTTGCAGATGTGCTAAAGTATATTGCTAAGTCAGTAACGGTTGATATAAAAGAAGAAGATGATATTCAACAATAACCAAATAACAGATATGCTTAGCATATTGAAGAGGTGGGAATGCATCTTCATAGGCAAGCAACTTGGATACAATTATCTGTCAGCTAACGAAAAAGCGTTGCTTCTGGCTTCCGGAATTGACGTAAATTTGTATAAGAATAGTCAAGGCATAATAGACCATGCATTCTACTTTGGAATATTGTCTGATGCGTTAGGTTCTAAAAGAGCAAAGGGATTAAATTACTCGCAGTTCACAAAGTTCTTGGGCTCAGGTAACTTTATACCACTCACTGAACAAGAAAGATTTGCTCTTGAACAAATCAAGAACCGAGCGTATAATGATATTGGCGGATTAGGTAGTCGTATCAGGCAAGGTACTTCAAATATCATAGTTCGAGGGAATCAAAAGAGCCAATTCAAAATAAAGGCATTAATCAAGGATAAGGCAGCGAAGGCTGTCGAATTACGTAAAAGCGGGCGTACTCTAGCCGCTGAACTTGGAGAAGCGACTAAGGATTGGGAAAGGGATTGGTTGCGCATTGCTTACTACTTACTACACGAAGCGTATAACTCCGGAATTGCTCAAAGTATTGTAAAGAATCACGGCGTTGATTCAGAAGTTTATTTTGACGTGTACGAGGGGGCTTGTAAACATTGCAAAGAACTTTATTTAGTAGACCCAGAAGACCCCGCGAGCGAACCGATAGTTTATGTATTGGATGACGTGATAGCGAACGGCAATAATATAGGGCGCAAGGCTGCTGATTATTTGCCGACTATTTCCCCTGTTCACCCGTACTGTCGTTGCACAATAAACCATAAACAAAAGGGCTATCTTTGGAACGCAAGTTTACGGGCGTTCTCAATTGCTCCAAAATATGTTGCTAAAACCCCAAGACTTCAAGGAGTGAAGCTTGACATAAAAGTTACAAAATAACTACCAAAGTTATTAATATCACACGATAATTGTTGAGTTAATTTATTAGCTCAGTAGGGTGAAAACTCTATTTTACGATTATTCTATCGCCTTTTGGACGAGGGTTCGACTCCCTCCAGCTCCACATCCTTCGCCAGGGGAGTAACTAACAGATGGCAAACGAAATCCTTTATGTGCCATATAAGAGGGGAATGTTAGTTACAATTATACGGGGCTGTTTGGTTTTTGACAGGGGCAAGAGGTAGGGTAATTTTAGAAAGTCGTTGTCTATAACAGGCAAAACAATCAACTTTTCTAATGCACCGCTCAGAGCAGTAGCATAAGACGTGAACCAAGGGGAGCCGCGAAAAGGCTCCCCATTTTTGTCACCAGAGTTAATAAGTAAAAACAAAATAGAATTATGAAATTAAAAGATTTGGAATTACAACATGCTCCGTACTCAATACAGATTGAGCCGACCGAGGGGTGTAATCTTGGCTGCAGTTTTTGCGGGTTGAGGGGAATGCGTGAAAAAGGCACTACTCCTTGGAATTTTATGACATTGAAAACGGCTAAAGAAATAGCAAGCGAAATAGCTAAAGCAAATTGGCCAAGTAAGATAATCTTCGCAATGCACGGGGAGCCGACTCTGAACTCTCAATTGTTGGATATCATTAAGATTTTCAGGTCGTATCTACCAAAGGCAATCTTTCATTTGATAACAAACGGGTACGGCATCGTTGTCGGCGTTCCCGTCAGCATAAAAGAGAGGATAGCGAATTTAAAGGAAGCAGGCATCAACCATCTATTGTTAGACAACTATTCAGACGAAGGAGATTGGTCAAAAATTGTTAAGGAGATGGATGGCAAGGAAGACATACAATATCTCAAAGCAGGGATACCAATGTTCTCTG